CCCCGGAAGCGCTGGGCGAGTTCCTTGCTTCGCTCCCTGTGCTGGAAGGACCGTGGGACGAGGAGTTCCAGAGAAATTATTGCGCTGGCTGCGGGCGCGTGAATTGTGACGCCGGAAGGGGCTGCCCCTATAAGAAACAGCGGAACAGCCCGGCATGGTGGCTGAGATTGGAGGCGAAGGCAGATGCGGGCCAGTAAGGCGGACAAGTTCTATATGGGTATGCTGCTGGCGATCATCTGCTTCTGCTTCGGCCTGCTCCGTATCATGGACGAGGCAGACGCCCGCCGGGCGGCGGAGCGGGAGACGCTGATCGTCGCCGAGCCTCCGGCCATCGTGACCCCGGCCTTTCAGCCGGTGCAGACGATCTACTTCGAGCCGGAAGCAGAGCCGGAGGAACCGGCGGCGGAGGTATTCATGTTCAGAGAGGACGTGCCCCTGAGCGCGGAACTGCAGGAAGTCTTGTGGGACGCCTGCCAGGAACACGAGGTCGAGTATGCGATGGCCCTGGGCCTCATTGAAACGGAGAGCAGCTTCAACCCGGAGGCGGTGAGCTATGTCGGCTGCTACGGCCTGATGCAGCTCAATCCCGAATACTTCCCCGCCGACCTGTCACCGGCGGAAAACATTCAGTATGGCGTGGCCTTAATCGCTGAAAAGCTGGACCAGTACGCCGGGAACGTCGGCGCGGCACTGACGGCCTACAATGCCGGGCACGACACGGGGAACCGTGAGTACGCCGAGAAAGTCATGGCGGCGGCGGAAAGGTGGAGAACAGAATGAAACTATTGATCGGCGGAAGCCCGTGCACCCATTGGAGCATCGCGCAGACCAAGAACCGCGAGACTGAGGCCAGCGGCATCGGCTGGGAGCTGTTCCTGAATTACCGCATCGCCCGCGATAAGTACCAGCCGGACTACTTTCTTTATGAGAACAATAAATCCATGTCCTCCGCAATCCGGGCACAGATCACGGCGGAACTGGGCGTGGAACCCGTGCTTATCAACTCCGCACTGGTGAGCGCACAGAACCGCCAGCGGCTCTACTGGGCCGGGAAGCGCAACCCCGATGGTACATACAGCCAAGTGCCGGTCGAGCTGCCGGAGGACCGTGGCATCCTGCTTCGGGATATTTTGGAGACGAAGGGCGCTTTGGTCGTCAATGCGCTGGAAAGCTGGAAGTCGAGAACGGTCGATGCACACATGGGAAAACTTGAAAACAATCTTGTGCCGAGAATGAACGACCCGAACCCAGCCAAGCAGCAATATGACTGCATAGCGGAACCGCTCCATGTCTGCGCGATAGACGGAGAAGATGCTGTGCTGGTCGATGCAGAGAAAAATCAAACCGTCCGTCGGTCGATCAGCGACATCGTGGAGAAGAAAGGCTACCTGCCGGAGATGTTCAACCCATACAACCGTGCAGAAGTGTCAGAGAAAGCACCTACCCTTTCGACCGGGAGCATGGTCACGAGCAGTTGCGCCGTGCTGGTAGTAGATGGTGCGGTGATAAAGGCCGCCGCTCCTCCCATGCAGGTGAACGAGGCGACGAAGCTGGGGTACACAGTCATTCAGCCGGGCGAGTGTGTGGACCTTGCCATGCCGCAGAGCAAGACGCGGCGGGGCCGGGCCATGAAGGACAAGACGAATTGCCTGACGACCTCGTGCGATTTTTACGAATACTGCGGGACCCTGGACGCGCCGATCTATCAGGTGCGCGACGGAATGATCACGGTCAAAGGGCAAGAGTACCCTATCAAGCTGAGGGACGGCTGCTACATCATCCGCAAGCTGACGGTCCGCGAGTGTATGCGCCTCCAAACGGTGCCGGAGACCTACGTTTTCCCCGTAAGCCCCAGCCAAGCCTACAAAATGCTGGGCAACGGCTGGACCGTGGATGTGATCGCGCACATCATGGGCCACTTCAAGGGACTGGCGGCGGGGCCGGTGGAAGTCCTGTCTATGTACGATGGCATGAGCTGTGGGCATATCGCCCTGGACAAGCTGGGCGTGGAGATCGCCAGCTACCACGCCACAGAGATCGACAAGTTCGCCGTTCAGACCACGCAGGCGAACTTCCCTGATGTGGTGCAGCTCGGAGACGCCTTTCAGGTCCGGGAAGATGGCTGGACCTATGCAGGACTTACCGGCGGGACCTCGGAGGCGGCGGAATGAAGCGCACTGTGAAGGCAGACTACTCCCGCACGTGCGAGGGCTGCCGCTTCCTCATTACGGAGCCGTGGCTGAACGATATTCCGTCCTTCCGCTGCGGCGCAGATGGACGATGCAAGGGGTACATCGTCGGAATTGAACGGCTCCTGCCATACATTCCGGCCTGGTGCCCTGAGCTAAAGGAGAACTAAAGAATGAAATATGCTGTGATCGTTACCTATACCACCGGCGAGAGGACCGGCGCGACCGTGACGGCGAGCGGATGCGCCGCCGCCTGGGACAAGGTGTTTGAAATGTTCGATAAGGCCGATGTGCGCGGCGTGGAGATGGCCGCGATATTGACGCCGGAGAGGAGAAAGTGATGAATGTCGTTTCTTTTGGCGGCGGGACCAACAGCACCGCCATGATCATCGGAATGTACCTGCACAAAATCCAGATAGACCTGATCTTATTCGCTGACACCGGTGGAGAACAGCCGCACACGTATGAGTTCATTGAGACCTTCAACGGCTGGCTGGAAAAGCATGGTCTTCCGAAGATCACCTCTGTACAGTACCACGACAAAGACGGCAACCGCCTGACGCTGGAACAGGAGTGCATCAACAGCGGGACGCTGCCCTCCATCGCCTACGGCTTCAAGCGCTGCTCCCTCAAGCACAAGATCGGGACGCAGGAAAAGTTCTGCAACAACTACCAGCCGTGCAAGGATGTGTGGACCAGCGGCCAGCGCGTCCATAAGTTCATCGGCTACGATGCCGGGGAGACCCGCCGCATCCAGCACGCCGCCCCCATCGACGAGGTGGACAAGAAGTACGAAAAGCACTACCCGCTTTATGAATGGGGCTGGACCCGCGAGGAGTGCGTGCGCGTGATCGAGCGGGCCGGGCTGCCGAAGCCAGGGAAAAGCTCGTGCTTCTTCTGCCCTTCCATGAAGAAGAAGGAAATACAAGCCCTATGGGAAAATCACCCGGACCTGTTTCAGCGAGCCATCGACCTCGAACATGGAGCCGCCGCCACGAGCAGGACTGTCAAGGGCCTGGGTCGAGACTGGTCCTGGGAGAGCTACTACAACGAGTTCATGGCGAACAAGGAGTTCGAAGACGCGCAGATCACCTTCGACGAATTGTTCCCGGACAGCCCCGGCGGCTGCCTCTGCGGTGCTCCGTGCGGCTGCTACGACGGATAAGGAGGTGCGCCATGACTTATGAAAGAGCTGCTGAGATTTTGGACCCGGAGCACCGGGAGACATACGAGAGCCTTGAAATCGTGAACGAGGCTTGCCGGATGGGCCGGGCGGCTCTGTTCCGGCGGATGCCGGAGCCGCCGCACCCGGACGGGGATGAAAGCATCCTGGCCTGCCCGACCTGCGGGAGCGGCGAATATCTCTACAACGAGGACGGGAACCGCTGCTGTTTCTGCGGCTGGTGCGGACAGGCCATCGACTGGAACGCGGAGACATTCAAGGCGGCAGGCCAGATGAAGCCCGTGCTGAAATATCCGGGGAGCAAATGGCGGCTGGCGGAATGGATTGTATCCCTCATGCCGCCGCACAAGAGCTATCTGGAACCGTTCTTCGGGAGCGGGGCCGTATTCTTCAAAAAGCCGCCGAGCCGTATCGAGACCATCAACGACCTGGACGGCGAGATCATCAACCTGTTCCGCTGTATCCGGGAACAGCCGGAGGAGCTGATGCGGGCCGTGGCCTATACGCCGTACAGCCGGGGCGAGTATGAACAGGCGTGGGACCATTTCAAGGCAGGAGGACAGGTCCGACCGGACGGCATCGAAGCCGCCCGGCTGACGCTGGTACGCTACTGGCAGGCCCACGGGAGCACCGTTGTTTACAAGGGCGGTTGGAAAAATGACCGCGCCGGGCGCGAGTACGCCTACGATGTGCGCTACTGGCGGCAGCTCCCGGAGCGTATCGCCGCCGTGGCGGAGCGTTTGAAAGACGCGCAGATCGAGCAGGCACCGGCGGTCGATGTGATCAGGCGCTTCCGTCACCCGGACGTGCTGATCTACGCGGACCCGCCTTATATGCTGCATACGCGCAAGGGCAAGCAATACATCGTGGAGATGGCGGAGGAGGCCCAGCACATCGAGCTTCTGGACGCATTGAAGGAGCATCCGGGGCCGGTCATTTTGTCCGGCTATGACAACGACCTGTACAACGAACACCTGCAGGGGTGGAAAAAGCTGCACCGGCGGGCGCAGGCGGAAGGCGGCGCGGTAAGAACGGAAACGGTGTGGCTGAATTACGTACCGGAAACGGGAGGAAAAGTGTATGAAACTGTGTGATAGGTGCCGGGTATCCGGCTGCCTGCTGACCTACGGCGGGAAAGCCTGCCGGGAGGCCAGAAAGCAGGAGTGCCCGGACGTGGTGTTCACCCGTGCGGACAAGATCAGGGAGATGGACGACGAGGAGCTGGCCGTAGTCATTATGTGCCCGCACGACGGGGACGAGGACAGCTGTAAGGGGTCGCCGGATGCACAGACGTGCATCAAGTGCTGTCTGGAATGGCTCCGGGAACCGGCGGAGGTGCTGTGATGGACGAGAAAGTAATCTATTCATGCGTGGACCAAGAGCACAATACCTGGAACTGCCGGGGGTGCGGGTACATCGAGACCTTCGAGGCGGACGGGCCGGTGGAAAACGGCTGGAACTTCTGCCCTGGCTGCGGCCATGAGATCGAGGTGGAGGCGGTCAGCCCGTGTCCCTTCGACAACGGGAACTGTATGTGCCAGTTTTGCGAGGCTCAGTGCAACAACGGTCTGAACTGCTCGGACTGCCGCTGCGAGGGAAAACCTGTGCACGACATCCACCTCTGCACGGGCTTCGTCGGGGACATCACCCAGTACATTCGGAACTGGATGCGCCATCACGGCGGGAAGGCTGAAACCTGAGCGCGTGAGCGGCACATACATATACAAATTAAAGGAGGACAAGCACATGAGCGAATTGACGCTGCGATTTGGAGAGGCCCGGCTGCACGTGGAAGGCGACGCCGATCTGGTGGCGCGTGAGCGGGCGGCGTTCCTGGAACACCTGGGCCGACTGGACCGCCAGAGGGAGAAGGCCGGTGAACTGCTGGCCGTGCTGCTCCGGGCCGGGCGCGCCCCGGAAAAGGCCGAGGAGCCTGTGAGCAAGAAGGCAGAGCCGGAGGAACCGGCGGAGGAAAAGAGTGTGACGCAGGACGACTTATGCAGGCTGCGGAGCATCCACGTCGGCTTCGTCAGCCCGTCCCAGTTGAAGCGGGCGAAGGCTGAGGGCAAGCTGGACCACCTGCTCGCCAAGCGCGACGAGATCGAGGTGCCGCTGGATACCGGCGGGACCGTCACCGTGGCCTGCTGCTACGTGACGCCCACTTCGGCCCGCTTCGTCTTCAAAGACTGCTGGGACGAGGGCGTGATGAACGACGAGGCGACCAACAAGACCGGGTATTTCAAGAGCAAGGGCCGCAAGCACGTTTTGGAGGACATCTACCAGCACATCGCGGCGGAATGGCGGGAGATCATCGTGCCCCGGACCTTCGTGGAGACCATCGAGGGCGAGCGGGTAGAGTATTCGGACCCGCTGTGGCTGCCGTCGGCGACGGATGTGTTCGGCACGCCGGACGGGGCATGGTGGAAGGACGGAGACGACGACTTCCAGCTCCCGGTCTTCACCCGTGAGCGCGACCGCGTGAAGGAGTGCGGCGACAAAGGAACGTATCCCTGGTGGCTCCGCTCCGTGCGTGCGAGCTCCGCGAGCTACTTCTGCATTGTGGCCGCGGGCGGGTCTGCGGGCTACGACAGCGCCTACTTTTCGTATGGCTTCGCGCCGGGCTTTGACATCTGATCGAAAATCGAAAAAATCTCCGGTGCGCAAGCGCCGGAGAGCAAAGGAGACAGCCATGGTCACATTCGATATTTGCAAAGGCAATCCGGGCGCGCTGACGTTCGTGATGCTGGCCTATGAGTACAATCCGTATCGCGCCGAGGCAGCGTTCCGGCGTATGCAGAACAACGGCATCACCGGGGACAAGCTGTATATGCTCTGGAATGACTGCTGCGACCGTGATGTGGAGCAGGCATTGGTCAACATGGAGTGCATGAGCATGGAGGAGATCGTGTCCCACATCAACTACGAAGGCGGACGGGGCATCCCCATTCCGAAGAAAGAAAATCTGTGGTGGCTCCGCTCGCCGTATCCGAGCCAGATGGGCGGTGAGCAGATCGACGAGACCGGGCGCATCACAAGAAATCCATATCTGTTCTAAAAAAACATTCTCCCCCGGCGCTCGCTGTGGGAAGCGAAAACCGGGGGAGAAATCTTCAAGATTTTGCTGTGCGTGGGGTCATTTCCTACTATATATTGTACCACAATGCACGGATAAAGTCAAGATAGCGGCCTCGACGCAGGATGCAGAGAGGCGCGCCGCAACGCCGCCGGGAGGCGGCGGACGGGCTTGTAATGGGTATTATCCTTCTTGCGAAAAGCATCGAGGAAGGACCAGGAGACGATGCAAAGGGGTACACGGATGATAAACAGGTCTTTCATACGGGAAAAGGTCGTCCACTGTGGTAAGAACTTCCTTTCACCGGAAATCTATCCGTACAGCGGACAACAGCAACAGGCGGTCGGACGGAAGCGCGGGAAGAAAGTCAACGTCTCTGCGCCGAAGCAGAAGAACCTCAATGACCGGAGAGCCAAGCGCTATTTCATTCAGCTCGCCAACAGCAATTTCGGCGTGGGTGATTTGGTGGTCCATCTGACCTACGCCCCGGAGTTTCTGCCGGAGAGTGAGGAGGAGGCCGCGAAGATCGTCGCAAAGTATCTGCGCCGGGTAGCATACCTGCGGAAGAAGCGGGGATTGCCCCCTCTCAAGTATTTGCTTGTGACGCAGATCGGACGGAAGAAGGATGGAACCCACCGCATCCACCATCACATTCTGATGAACGGCGGCCTGGACCGCGACGAGGTGGAAAACCTGTGGTGGGAGACCAAGGGCACAAAGGACCGGGAGCCGGTCATGTACGGATGGGCAAACGCTGACCGCCTGAGACCGAACGCGAAGGGTATCGCCAGCATGGCCGGGTACATGGTCCAGGACAGCGCCGGAAAAAAGCACTGGACGCAATCGCAAAATCTGGAAAAGCCGTGGCACCGGGCACCGAATGACCGGAAGTACACGCGCCGCCAGTTGGACAAGATCGCAAAGCTGCCGGAGGACAGCGAGGAGTTCGTGCGTTTTTGGGAAAAGCAGTATCGCGGCTGGGAGCTGGTGGAGTGCGAGAAGTCATTCAACGAGCAAACAGGATGGTATTTCTACCTGACCATGCGGCGAGCGCATAGAAAACAGAACGGAGGGCTGAAATGACAGGAGAAGAACAGTTCAAAGAGATTTACCGGCGGTATATCCACCGGGAGGGCGCAGAGGAGCTTTTGGAATGGATGGAGCGGGAGACGGATTTTTTCACCGCGCCAGCCAGCACGAAGCATCACCTGGCCTACCCCGGCGGACTGGTGGAGCACAGCGTCAACGTGTTCCGGGAGCTGCGGAAGGTCGTGATCGACAACGAGCCGACGATGGAGGCCGTTGCCATCTGTGCGCTGCTCCATGACCTGTGCAAGGCGAATACATACGTGCGGGAGCATCACGCGGGACCGGGCGAGGTCTATTCCTACGTGAAAAAGGACCGCTTCCCCATGGGACACGGGGAAAAGTCTGTCTACCTGATCGCGCGGTTTATGAAGCTGGAAGACGAGGAGGCCCTGGCTATCCGCTGGCACATGGGCGCGTGGGACGACGCTGTGCGCGGCGGGAGCCGTGGCCTGAACGAGGCAATGAAGCTGCACCGCATCGTGTACGAGCTGCACGCGGCGGATATGCGGGCCACGCATATCGTGGAGGCTGGTATGGCATGAAAGGACGACGCGGAGCGCTGGGCCAGTATCACGCCAGCATGAGCAACAACCGGGGCCATGACTTCGAGGAGGCTATCCGTCAGGCGTGCCTTCTGTACGCGAGCCAGGGCCGGGCGAAGGTGGAGAAGACGCCGGAACCGTTCCGGGTGCTGGAAAAGCGGGAAGGCGGTATTTTCGTGGGCCGCTTCACCGCACACGCCCAGCCGGACTTTCAAGGCACGTTGGACGGCGGGCGCTATCATTTTCGAGGCGAAGTACACCACCACAGACGCCATGAAGCGGGACGTGCTGACGGAAACGCAGATGGAGACCTTGGAGCGGCACCACCGCTGCGGAGCGCTGGCGGCGGTGTGCGTGGGTATCCGGGACCGCTTTTTCTTCGTGCCGTGGCCGGTGTGGCGGGACATGAAGGAAGCCTTTGGGCACATGAGCGTTTCGGCGGCGGAGCTGGAAGACTTCCGCGTGCGCTTCACCGGGGCGGTCCTGTTCCTGGACTATGCACACAAGATCGGGGGCCGGTGGATAACCGGGGCCGACTGTGAAATCGAACGATGGAGAAGGAGTAAATAACATGAGCATTTTTGAGATCATCTTTGCGAACTTCTGGACTTGGGCGGGTACGGTCGTCCTGGTGGCGACGCTGCTGGACGGCCTGGCGAACGTGATCGCGGCCATGCGGAAGCCAGAGCGCTCCGTGCGCCGGACCAGCTATTCCGACGGCACCAGCATCGTGCAGATCGACTACGCCACGGCGGCGGATGTGGACCGAGCCGTGCGCGCCATCAACGGAGCGGAGAGCGGGAGGACTGGCCGATGAAGCTGAAAAAGGTCGCGGCGCTGTGCGGCAGCGCAAATGCGTTCTGCCTGTTCGACCGTGTGGACGGCGACGGAGTTGTGACACAGTGGCTTGGGGACGGGTGCTGCGCCTTTCCCCTACACGGTCTGCCGGTGCTGTCGGAACCGGAGCTTTACCGGATGTTCGACGTGTCAGAGAAGAAGCAGGACAAGATATATTTCAATCACAGCGCGCTGCCGGAGGGCCTGAACGTGGAAGACTGGTGCCGCTCTGAGGTCCGCGCGGAGGATATGGACGTGACGATCTCCTCCGGCGGGAAGGTGCTGATGCCGCTGCGTTTCCCCGGCGGGCTGCTGTTCATCCAGAGCAAATACCTTGGGCCGCTGGAAGACCAGATGGATTTTCTGGAACTCTACGTGCGCCGGTCGGACAGTGGCGGGCGCTATGTGGTGGCAAAGACGGGTATGCTGGTCGCGGGCGTGATCTTTCCGGTGCAGGCCGTGAACGAGGGCTTTTGCGACAAGCTGGAAGAACTGGCGTCGCTGACGCGGCGGGAGCTGGACAGGCATTTGTCCGCGCCGCCGGTGGCTGAGGAGGAAGACAAGGACCAGGAGAACGTCTTCGGAGGCAGCGATGGGGAAACGTAAGCGGCCCATGCCGTCCTTCTACGGAAAGAACATCGCCCAGCACGCCCAGCGGCGATTTTTGGCCCGGTGGGAAGCAGAGCACCGGAAGAAAAGCGACCGTATCCTGATCGCGGATGAACTGGATAAAGCGCCGGACCGCACACAGGAGGTCCGGCGGGAGGAATAAGCAACAGAAACGAGGCTGACAGATGCGCGAGAAAAACGTGAAAGAGATCGTCCGGTATTACTACGAGATACCGGAGATGGTGCGCCTGCTCAAGACGGAGCAGCGGGAGCAGGAGAGCTTGTACGACACGCTGAAAGGAACCGGCGGCGACGGGATGCCCGGCGGCGGAGGCCCTGGGAAACCGACGGAGGCTGCCGTGATACGGCTGGACGAGCGGGGCGTGTATGAGCGCCTGCAGGAGATACACGTGCGGCTGCTGGTTTTGGAGGGCGACGCCGCTGCTGTGCGGGACTGTTTGGACGGCCTTTCCGGTAAGTACAAAAGCATCCTTCAACTGCGGCACAAATGTCACCATAGCTGGGCGAATATCTCGGTACGCATGGGAGCGCCGGACAGCACCGTGCGGAACTGGCACGACAAGGCAATTTTGTGCCTGGGCGAGGCGCTGGACGAGGTGCCAATGGCGGAGGAGCTTTTGGAGCGTGCTTCACGCGCGCGTACATATTAAGCGCCGAAAAAATCGAGGGCTGGCGGGAGCTGCTTTTTCACCTGGCTTTTGGTGAGGGCGGCGGCCCGGCGGCCATGGGTCGAGCTATTTCAATTTCCTGTGTTTTTCTGTCAGTGAAATCGCGTGCGCAAAGACTGTTTCCGGCGGGAACGAATGGCCCGTGGGAAAACAATTTGCGAACGGCATAAAAAGCACCCCGGCGGGCTGTTGGTCGCAGCCTGTCGGGGTGGCGTTCGTTTTGCGGCGGTTTTTGTGATCGGGACCGCCGATTTTGTGATCATAGGCGGCTTATTTGTGATCGGCGGGCGCGTCAATCGTGAGCGGCTGGCCCTCGCGGGTCATGCGCTCGGCGCAGGCTTGGAGCACATACGCCTGGACGCTCTGCCCGGCGGCTTTTGCGGCGGCACGGATGGCGTTGCCGACGGGCTTGACGGGCCGGGCACTGATGCGGTCGCATTTGGCGTTGTAGATGTCGTTGTTGCGGCGCTTGCTTTCGGGAATGGGCACGGTCATTCCTCCTTTTCGTGGTAGTCCGTCAGGTCGATCATGTTGATCGTCGGCGGCGGGGGCGTGAGCTTGTAGAAATGGCCGTTTTCGTAGTGCTGGTCGGTCACGCCGTCGTACCAGCAAATATCACCGTGGAGCGCCTGCGCGGCCTCCATGCGGTTTTGTGCCTGCTGCTCGGTCAGGCCGTCGAAGGTGAGGCGCTGGCCGTCGGCGAACTGGGCCACGAGACGGTAGGCGGGGAAAATGTCGGCGTTTTGGTCCATGGGAGCCTCCTTTGGATTTGGGTGCATTATAACACGCTGGCGTGTAGAAGTCTATGGGTTATTTTGTGTTGGAGCGGGATTTGAGCGCCGCGCAGGCGGTTTTGTAGTCGGGGAATACCTCGGTGGCGGGAAACTCTTTCATGCAGCAGTTCCATTTTGGGCGAGGGGTCTTGCGGAGATAGATGATCTCGCCGCCGTCGTGCTCCAAATACCATTTTTCCAGTGTTCCGTCGAGGTTGATCGTGTATCTTGTGGGGGCTGTGGTCGTGGTCATGTTGTGTCATTCCTCCTCGTATGCCTGGTAGGACAGGCGCATTTTGTTATCCGGCGTAGGTGAGCTGTTCTTTCAGGCGCTCGATCTCGTGCTGCCAGGCCGGGGCCATGGGGCTGTCGGGGAAACGGTCAAGCGCTTCGTAAAGCTCGTCAAGGCGGGTGATGATGGCGTTTTCACTGGGGATGTTCCATTCCATTTTGTGCTCCTTCTGCCCTCGTGACCTCCGGGGCGGGATTTGGTTTGTTATTCGGTCAGGCCGATGGCGCGGCGGGCGGCGGCCTCGGCGTTGGGGGTAAGCTGGCGCTGCCATGCGCTGTACCGGGGGGACCAGCGGAAGCCGTTTTGTTTCAGCGCGGCGCGGGTGTCCTCGTCGGGCTTTTCGTCAAAGAGGATTTGGAGCCGGTCCGCTTCCAGGTTGCGGACGATCTCACCGCCGGGGAACTTTGTGCCGTCGGCGGGCTGCTCGGCCTGCTGGGCGCGCTTGTCCAGCTCGTCGAGGCGGGCCTGGACCCGCTTGATCTTGCCGCGAAGGCTGGTCAATTCGTAGTCAGGGATGGGAGACTTGACCCAGGGGCAGCGTTCTTGTGTGTCGGCAAAGCTGGCGGTGAGCTTGGCGGCGGCCTCGGCGGTCAGGCTGGGGAAGCCATCGAAGGATTTGTGTTTGCGGTAGTAGGCGTTCAGGGCCTTGCTTTCGTCGAGCTTGTTTTGGAGCTTTTGGAGCTGGTCGGCGAGCATTTCGCGGGCGTGAGGGTCGGCCAGATCGACCGGGCCGGAGCCGACGGCCTCGATCTTGTTCAAGATGGCCTTGATCTCGTCGTATTCGTTCCAGAGGGTGCCTTCACGGGACATCTGCTTTTCGTGCTTGCGCATATTGTAGCCGCCCGCGCCGGAAATGAACTGGCTGGGATAGCTGGCCTGGTTGCGGTTGTAGTCGTTGGTCCACTCGGCAAGGCGGCGGGCGTAGCGGTCGAGAAGCGCGTCGAGCTTGTCGTGGTAGAAGGGGCTGACGCGGGCCTTTTTGGTCTCCACCAGGGCGGCGGCCTTGTCCACGGCGCGCCGGTATTCCGCCGTGGCGCTGCCGGGCTTGTAGTCGCTCATGTGGACGCAGTAGTGAGCGTTGCGGGCTGTCTCCTCGTTGATCTCGTAGTAGCGGACGGTGGGCGCGGGCACTTCGGCGGTCTGCGGGCCGATCATGCTTGTTTGTTCGTACATTTTGGGTTCCTCCTGTGTTTTGGTTTTGGGGTTTCGCTTATGGGGTCGGGTCGCTTTGTTGCCCGGTGCGGCCCGCGAAGGTGTCCGGCGGCGGGGGTCAGATCGTGCCCCATGGGGCGGCGTTGTAGTCGGCGGTGTTGGAAAC